TTATCTACTTTTTTAAATGCCAACATTTTATTTTTATTGTTGGTGTCTTGGGTTTCTATGGTTGCAGTAATAGCACCTGCCGAACTATCGCAAAGATAATTTTTCCCTGCTTCTCCTGTAAAGTCTGTTGTTTTGCTTTCTGCTTCTATTTTTCCCCCACCCTCGAGTATATTCCAATTACCTGTTGTGCCATCATCAGGGGCGATACCTGTCGTTGCTAAGGTATTAAAAATATAAAAGCTTGTGTTTGGTAGATTGTCGGTTAATTGCCTAACCTCTCCATCTTCAGGGGCTTCAATAGCTTTTAACTCTGCTATGTCCGAAACTGGAGCTTTTAAAAGAGCGTATATACTCCCTGCTGAACCTACTTGACTCTCTCCTAATTTTGAAGCATAAATAACCCTTGCCTGATTTGGGTCGGATAAGTCATCGCAATTTTTCTTAGCAAGAATACCACCTATAAAATATAAACCATTGTCACTAAGATTTGGTATTTGTTCACTCATATAAGTATATGAAGCCTTGTTTAATGAGGTATATTCAACTGTCCCCCTCATCTGTTTGAGTCTGCCACCACTTGTTATATAGAACTTGATAAAAGTTGCGTGTGTGGTTCTGCCTAATGCTGTAACTGTTCCGTTATTATCATAGCTAGTAACATCTATTTCGCTCTTGTTTGTCTCAATGTCTGCCCCTGTTGTGTCTATAATGTCGAATTGGGCGTTATTCTGTAGAGCTATATCATTTTTAGTATATGACATTTTGGTTTCATCATAAGTATATAAAGCCCCCATATCTACATTTAATTTTAAATCTGCCGTGAGTATTTGCCCTAATCCTTTTTTAATAGCTCCCAAAGCATGATTAGCTATGTTTTGATTATTGATTAAATCTACTTTTAGCCATTTGCTATTATCATTTAATAAAGCCCCTGCCATATTTGCTTTTGTGTCTAAAGCACGATATATATTTCCGTCTGTATCAATAGAAAATAAAACTCCATCTGTACCATAGATATTAATTTTTTCCTCATATAAAGCTATAGCCTTATTATGAGATATATCGGTTAAGTTTCTAATGGTTTGCATTATTTAACCCCCTGTAGAATTAATACATTACCTTGATAGATAATATTTGTTGCTATCGTGTCGCTTAAATCTATTTCAATATCCGAACTTGATTTAACTATTGCATTTTGAGGTTTTAGGATTGTTTCGAAATATGCCGTACCATTTGCTAGTTCAAATAATGATTTGTTGAACTCATCAAAAACCACGGTGTCTAATTGCTCTATAGTCATATTAAGGGTATTTCCTCCACTATCTTTTACAACTGTTGCCCCTGCTGTAGCCCCTACAGTTACAGTTACCTTTTTATCTGCACCAATAGTTATATCACTGTTTGCTGTTGCTGTAATATAAAAAGGCTTTGGAACATTGAGGTCTAAGAGTTCATCTTCTGCGAACCCCCCTAAATCATAATCTTCTTTGACTGTGCCGTTTAGCTGTGCGATAGATAAAGTTCCCTTATTGTATGCCCTATTGAATATAACTTTATAATCCCCTGCTTCAATGTCAACGGCTGTTAATTGGTTGGTTGTATCGTCCCAAACAACAAAGTTTAATTGGATATGATTATCGCTTAGAGCTACCCCATCGGTTAAGTCTGTACTAAAGATTACATGGACTATCTTTCTACCAATAACCTCACCTGTTGCAGGGTCTTTTTTAAGGTGTATAACCTCATCATTGTTTTTATCATATAGAATTCCTAAGTTTCCGATACGAGAACCCACTAAAACAGTATCTGTAGTATGTGCGTTCAATGGTGCATTTTTGAGGATATAGCCTCCGTTAATAGCTTCATAGCTATCACCTGTAATATAGGCGTTTCCTGTTGGAGTATTAGCATTTAAAAGAAATAAGTTTGCTAAAGCCCCTAATGTAAAGGCTACTATTAAATCCTCTTTGATTGCCACCTTAGGGGTTATCATTTGTGTTAAATCCCCATATTGTGGGTTTCCTGATAGATTAGTTCCTAATTTGATTTGTACTTGATTGTCTTGTAGCATTATTAATTCTCCTTTTTTATTTTGCTATTTCTATAAATGTATTTTGGTATATAGTGCTGTTTGATAATATCTTACTAACATCTGCTGTCAATTCGTTATTATTCAATGATACGAACTTAGCAGGAACTTTTATACCATTGATATATAGTCTCAAATCGCCTGTACCGTCCGAGATGTTGCCGTTTGATGTTTTATCCGTAAAGCTTAGAGTATTTCCCCCACCATCTTTAACGGTTATATTATTACCTGCTAATACCTCAACTTTTAAAATATCATTTACTACCACTTGGTCTTGGTCGCTGATGGCATAGCCGTTAATTGTTGTAACTTCTGCATAATATAATAATACTGCCTTCCCGTCGCTATCAATAGAATAAGCCCATTTTGTAGTATTAGCATTACTATCTGTAAAGTTACCCCATAAAATACAGTCTGTAGTACCGATATTCGCAATGTAGGTTTCTGCTTCTGCTCTGCTTGGGTAATCTACAACATAAGCTATACTACTATCTTTTGCGAATACATGCGTAACTTTTGGAGTTCCTAAAGTTTCAAATCTGTTAGTCGCGTTATCCCACTTTTTAAGTGTGTTTGTATCATCTATCAAATAGATAAAATCCTCATCACGGATGGCATTTGCTAAGAGGTCGCTATCATTTGATATTCTCCAAATCTCTTTATTAGCTCGTTTGATTTCGCCACCATCTAAATAATACATTTTACCATTTGTAGGGATATAAAAAAGAGTATTCTCACTATTTACCCCTGTAGTATCTGAAACCTTAGCCACACCACCGACACCACTTGAAGCTAACTCTATAAAATTATTTCCGTCCCATGTATAGGCTTTGTTTGTATCTTCGGCAATAAAGATTTGTTCTCTGCCTGTATAAATGAAATCTCCAACGCTTGGCTTTGTTTGTATTGGGTCATTGCCATTTACAATAGTATCATAGCTTGTACCATTCCATGCCTCTATTTTTCTACTAGCTATATTTATATATAAAGTTTGCTCTGAACCTATTGTAGGCTTTGGAATAGAGAAGCTTACACCCCATTGCTTATATACCGTTCCATCAAACAGATAAAACTCTTTTTTACTTCTATCAACATATAAGGTGTCTAGGGTTGCTAGTGTCTCGTCTTCAAACTCATCTTTACTATCATAAAATTTGATAGAGTTATTTTCTCTTTTGCCAATCCATCCCCCATTGGTAGCAGAATAAAAAAAGAAGCTTGAACGGCTTCTATCCCAACCAATAACGCCATTAGTAGCAGGGTTTGGTGCGTTCTCTATCTTGTCATACTCTGTGACAATAGCCGTTGTAGTAGTGTCCTCTTTGAGCCATGAACCACTAACTAAATCGTTTACGGCTAAGTCGCTTGTGAACTTAATACTTTTATTGTCTGCCTGTAATGAGTAATCCCCTGATTGCATACGAACACCATTTAAGAAAACCGTTATGGTCGTTGGGTCGTATTCTTCATTAACTATAACTGTATCTGTTGCTGTTGTAGTTTCTATTTCAAACTGCTTTTTTTCTAGTGGTGGAGTATAAGAAGTTGGGACTCCTACAGTACGCCCCCAATTTGAACCATCATATACATATAGTTGCTTGTCTGTAGTGTTGAAGTATAAAAGACCTTGGCTAAGAGCGTGACCGTTTATATCTTGGGTTGGGTGTGTTGCTTTGTACCCTAGATACATATTGTCAAACTCTTCAAGGCACTCTTTTAAATCAGTAGGATAATTAACCTGATTAAACTTTTGGATAAGTCCCTGCTCTCCTACTACATAATCATTATCCCCCCCACTATCTGCCACACTATCTTTTATGTGGTCTTTCTTTATGTAGTCCTGTAAGGCTTGTTGTAGTTGTTGGTCTGTCACATAGGTAGCCATGTTCTATATCTCCTTTTTTATTCTATATCTAGTACACCGTTAACTATTGTCAAAGTGTGGTGTTTGCCTGTTCCTCTATCTATTAGAGTAACTCTATCTAATGGTTCTAATAACTCTATCTTTCGCTTTGTAGCAATCTGTGTAAACTCTTTTGTTACATCTGCTAGGGTCTTGTTTAGTGCTTCTTTTTGCTGTTTAAAAAGAGTAAGGGCGTTATCTCCTCTTTTAGATAACATCCTATCTCGAGTTTCTATCTTGTCGAGAAGAACCATATTATCTTTTTTTATCTGCTCTATCTCTTGCTTTTCTCTATCAATATCGTTTTTAAGCTTCAAGGCTTCCACTGTGGCTTTAAGAATATCCTTTGATGTTTGGTTACCCTTTGCTACTGTATCATTCAATTTATTAATATGGTCTGTAACTCCATCGCCTAAAGTTTCGTTAGCTTCTTTTATTTCGCCAATAATCCTTTTCTTCTCTTCGTCCAAATCATGATAATAGCTCCGAGCTTTCCCCTGCCAATTATCACGCTCTCTTTTAAAGCTCTCTATAGCGTTATCAATATGAGTTAAAATTTTCTTTTTGTTTTCTACAGCATAATAAGCCTGACTGATTATCCTCTCACTTTTAGCCATCTTCTTAATGAATTTTTTATACCCTGATAACTCTTTTTCTTTATCCATATATGACCTTATAATTTCTAGCTCATGAGGTTCTTTATAGACAAATATAATTAGTTTTTCCCCTACAATTCCCATAATCTTATGGTTCACTATTGGAGTGTCTATTTCATCCCCATCAATACAAATTATAAGTTTTTCCCCTTTTTGGGTTCTTGGTACTGTATATGTTTTTCCATGCTCTATTAGATATTCTCTTATCTTCATTTTTTTACTTAGCCCTTTCTATTGTGAGGTTCACTAGCTCTATATCTAAGGGGTTATCTTCTACGGACTCTATAATTATATCCGTTGTAAAGTTTGAACCGTTTATCATACCCCTATTGCTTGTTGTATCTTCAATATCATGATTATACTCTTTTGAAATTAATTTGAAGTTTTGGCTTAATGGAAATAATTCTAATCGCCTGTAAAAAAAGCGTAACCATGTTTTGCCATCTCCTAAAAGATTTTTAGGTAGTGCGACCCTAGAAATGTAATCTAAAGTTGGGGTTCTATCTTGATAAATTCCACTATCTTCTATAATCTCCATTGCATATATCCCCTGTGCTGTTCCTAGCACTAAACGATTGTCTATCACTTCTATAGCGTTTATTTGTTTGCTTGGAAAAGTTAAAGGATAAAGTTTTCCTGATATATCTATACAATAAACCGTGTTTCTATCATTTGCTAATAGATAGGTTTCTTGGCTCTCTATACAATAGGCTATATCTATTATATCTTTTAATAGCTCTCTATATTTTTGCCCTACTTCTTGTATCCCCTTTGTCTAAAAGATATAATCTACTATCCGTAAGGAAATAAGCTTTTGAACCTGAACTATAGGCGTGTTTAACATTTAGGTTTGATACTTTGGATATTTGGGGTTGCTGTCCTACCACCTTATCAAAAGTTATCTGACTAAGAAATATACCCTCTGTAGTGAAGATGTAGAACCCTCCTTGTGTTGTGTGGGTTAATATAATTTCCCCTGCTCTACTGTCACTAATCCCATAAAATAGTGGGTCTTGTGGTAATAGGTCTTTCGCTGTAGTATAAAATAGATTGATAGGCTTTTTATCCTCTAAAGGACTTGATAGGGTTATATCGCTATCAGTGACAAATCCTAATCTATTATTCAACAAGAATATATCTTGTATTTTTTTACCTGCTATTGGTGGTTGAGGTGCTGTAGCAGATTTTTTGCTAAATTCCATAGTATCAATATAGAAGCTGCCGTTTTCTTGGAATATCTGTAATGGCATAGTATATTCGGCAATAATGGTTTCGTCTGTAGGCTTTGCACATTCTGCCCACTCGTTACTATCCCATTCCATATAATAGCCCTTACCGTTTTTATTCCCCTCTGTAAGTTTGAGACTAAAATACAGTATTGGGTCTCCCATGGTTTGGAAGTTCGCCGTTGATGTTTCCTTTACCATAGCTTTAGACTGTAACGGCTCGTATCGTGTAGTGTAATCCATAATCCACCGTTTTAAAAGATGAGAGAAACGATACACTATAAAATATGGCAATCCATCATTATGCTCTATATAGTATTTTACATAATAATTCGTCTCGAAATGTTGGGGCAAATCTTCATAGCGTGGGGTTGAGCGTTTGATTAAACTCATTGCTTGACCTCCGAAACTATCGTGAGCTTTCCAATTTTCGCCATCTCCTGCGATTAATTCTACCACCGAACCACTCCACGAACATTGGCTATTCCAATTTAAGCCTATTTGTTCAGCGACATAATCAGTATCACTATTTGATACTGTTTTACTAGAAAAATAATCCTTAATTACCGTGTACTTATATGCAGGAGTAGCCCCCTCTTTTACATATAAGCAATAGTGGTTATTGTGTGCTGTGTCCTTCGCTCCATTGCTATTACCTACATCGTGAATAAGTTTTACATCTATAGTTTTGTTTATGATATATAATCTATCTTTTATTTGCCTCACTTGGATATACTTCTCTAACGGTTCGTTGTCATAAGGAATAGTTAGAGAATTATCAATTTGAGAGGATAGATTATTTTTATATAGGTCTGTAATAAGTGGGGAAGCTCCGTTACGGTCTATTATAGTAAATGTTAGCTTCCGAACTGTGGCGTTTCTTGTTGCTTGAATACGCAAAATGTAAGGGGTTGAGCCTATAGAAAAAGAGTAAATCAAACTTTCTCTGTTTCCTTGTTGTATGGTAATCCCTGAAAAGAAATCTATCCCATTTCTTCTTTGAAGTTGGAAATTACGCACTACAAAGTTTTCTATGGTGCTAACCTCTTGCTTTGAGTGTCTGCTGTATGGTAACTTATTTAGTCCACCTAAGAGGTTAAAACTCTCCATTATAGCCATACACGACCCCTATTATACGTCATACCCCCAAAACTCCGAGCAAATAAGTTTGTGGTATTTTTATTCAGATGTGTTTCGTTTATATCTGATTGCAAAGCTATAGCTCTATTCCTTACGAAATTCTCTTTTACTAGACCTATTTTATCCTCAATGTTTCCACCAAGTACGCTTAGTAGCTTAAATGTTGTTTCAGCTGTTACTAGATTTATAAACCAAATTGGGCTTTGGTCTATTGGTGTATCTAATGCACACTCGAGTATTACAGAAGAGGAAAATATAAAACTATCCTCATATACATTATAAAGCTTTCCGTTTAGGTTTCTATATTGTGTATTAGGTTGTAGGGGTCGAAACTGTAGGATACCATCAAGCAAGATTTCCCCACCAATAGTAGGTTGTAGCTCTCTAACTTCGGTGTTAAAGTTCCATTTATTCAAAAGCTCTTCTATCCTGATACGCTCTAAGCGTTGAGATACTAGCCTACCCTCTTTAGTGGTTGTTATTTCTGCATTGGTGATAATTGGTAATGCTAAGTCATCTAACACCTTATTGATTTCATCTAAAAGAGAATAAGCCATATTAACACCTTTTTAAACTGCGTCTCTAATTTCTGTAAGCTCTGATGGAACTAGAGTACCTAAGCCGATAAAAAATTTACCTAGCAATAGGTTACCGAGATAATCAGGTAGATAATTAATCTGTGTGTCAACTCCGTTATATAGGTCTAAACGCCCTGCTACATCTGAACCATAAAGGAACATTTGGGTTTTTGTACTAGCTCTTTGCTGTTTAAAGGTATTGGATACGATAATCTCTTTGATATTAAATCGTGCCAATACATCTTTGTAATCTTTATTTACAAAGTATTTAGATAAGAGAATATGAGAGTAATTAACTGCGTCTGTAACGATTGTCACCCCATCCCATATATAACGCTCTGACCTGTCATCCATAGCCTGAATTATAGCCAATACAAGTTCATTTCCTCTTGTCTCTTCATCTGTAGCCGTTGCGATACCTGTACGCACGATAACACGACTATTACCCATTCCCACTTTACCGTTAGTACTCATTGAAGTTTGAATAGTATCAAGTATTCTCATATCGTACTTTTGAGCTAGGATATAGCCTATCTTTTGTGAGTATTTATCAAGGATACCAAAATCGTTTAGGTTGATTTTATTCTCATCGGCAAAAATACTAAAGTATGTAACATTATCATCATAGTTAAGAAATACATGGTCTGTTTCAATGTTCTTTGTAGATACTTGTGTTCCTGCTGTGTGTTGTTGAATATCTGTTATATCAGGATTACCAACGAGTGGGAAGCTATAACCTAGTCCACTTACGCTTGGCTCTGCGTTTATCGTTTTTACTAGCTTTAGCCTATCCTCATAGGCTACTATAGTTCTGTTTCGGAAATATAGTAATATGTCCTCACCTGCTAAGTTTTTGTTATTGTTTCGTGTATTAAAAGGCATGTGTTTAACTCCATTGTTAAAATATATAGCCAATCATAGCATTTAAAAAGGGTAAGGTGGTTTAAATTTACTAAAACGATTTTTGTAGCCTATAGGAGATATAGGCTATCTATATTAAGAAATAAGGGCTATAAACTCGTTTCTCTGTGATACTAATTCATTTCTTCTATCAATAAGCTCTATTAGCATATCCTCGTCCCAACCAAACAAAGAAGTCTTAAGCTCTGCTATAGCACTATCTAATGCTCTAAGCTCTTTACCGTTTTTACTTCTGTAATAACTCTTAACAAGTTTATCACGCTTCAAACCGTTTACTTTACTAATCGTATTCTTTGGGTCAAAGGGTAGTGTATGCTCTAGCACTAAATCTTTGTCGTTATCAGCTGTTAAAGTTTTTTGAGTTTTAAAATATTCCTCTTCTAATAGGTTAAAAGCTTGGATAAACTCATAAATGTATCTTTCGGCTTTTCCACCTGTTAGTTTAGATACCACCAATATAAAAATATCTCTATCTAGTTTATACATTGGGCGTTTTTCACCTTTTTTATCTATATATTTAACCTCCTCAATTTTGAGGAGGTTAAAATAATCATTAAAGCCCTCTAATGCCTTAATTTTTCTAATAACATTATCATGTCTCTTATTAAATACTTTTGCAATATCCAATGATGTAGCAAAGGCTTTACCATTCTCTACTTTTAAACTGATTGTTTGATTGTTGATTGCTAATTGTTTCATCTTTGTATCCTTTAAATAAAATGTAATGTAATGATAGCATAAGAAATACTAAAGTGTGCTTTGTAGCAAATATAATTGGTGAACTGAATTTTAAGGTAGCTAAAAATAAACCTTATAAAATATCCATTTTATAAGGAAGCCCCAAATTTAGGGGTTTATTTTGATATGTTTTTTTAAATAGTTAGAAGCTTATAAAAAAGTAGAGGAAACTTATATTAGCATGAGGGAATTTAATCCCCTATAGTTTTTATCATATCTTCTAAAGTCTCTTGATAGTTTCTTTTAACTGTGGATAAGAGATAATAAACCCCATTTCAATAAAAGAGATAAGTTTCTTAATATACTCATCTCTTTTCTTTTGCACTATCTCGTTATGTTCTTCTTCATTATACCCCTTAGTATCAATAATTGATAATTTCTCTCTAATCATTTTAGAGATGTTAATATATACGCCTTTATTACCTTTAGGTTTCAAATGGGGTTGCCTATCAGGTAAGGTATCAATAGCTTTATTTAATCGTTTAAATGCTTCTCCACCATTATCACGGTGTTCAAGTATTTTACCCTCTACAAATGTTTTATAAATCTCTACTTTTAAATCACTATCTAATCTTGTAGCAACTTCTAATAATAAATATAGGTGCATATATGTACCACCATAACGCCCCTTTTTAGATTGAATTAAATGAGGGAATTTGTTTATTAGTTTTGAGTATTCAATTCTACCTTTATTATCTTTTATACTATCAAAGTCAATTTTAATTGTGGGGGTTTCCCCGTAATTAGAATTATCACTATTTTTTAATTCCCCTGTATCAGGGGAATTAGAATTATCACTATTTTTTAAATACGGGAATTCCCCGTAATTAGAATTAACCCCTAATCCTGCATTATGACAAGAAACTACAAACTCCCAAAAGGATTGAGTTCTTAAAATCTCATCTATCTTTATAGGTCTTAACCCTTTTAGCTCTCTTTGTAGATTGCCAATAGCCATAATGTCAGAAACTTTTCCTATTTGTGTTTTGTGAAAAATTTCCACTGTACCGAAAACGCCTAAGCGTACATTCATCAATTGATTTGTTTTCATTGTAATCCTTTAAATTAAATTGTAATGTAATGATAGCATAAGGATTATTAAGAGGGGCTTTATAAAAAAGAAAGGTTTATAATGTCCTATTAGAGTTAAGAGAGATAACTTATAAACCTTATATACACATGATACAAACATGGTTATGCAGATATGTAATGTATAGATGTGTTTTTTATTTGCCTTTAAAAAGACAAGGTATTATACTCTCTTTTTCATTAAGGTTTTCAGGGGAGTTTTTTGCAAAGTAACTTTATAGACTTTGTTTAAATATTAAGGAAATTATCTATCACATATCCGAAAAAAAGAGAGTTGGGCGATTTTTTTTATATGGGGAATATAAAAAATGCCCAATAGGATTATACAGATTAATATCTTAATCCCCTATTAAGAAACATAGGGTTAATCCCTTTGTTTTCATTATCTGTTCTTTTGTCGTTATTTGTCCTATTATGATTGGCTATAAATGCTCTTATTTGAGTTTCTGAATAGGTAGAATACTTCATTATGTCCGATACGCTAAAGCCTTGTTTATAGTATATGATTATATCGCTATTAAATTGTATTGATGGCTTTATTTTGTCTATGATATGTCGGCTTATCCTTTTTTTATTCAGCCTTACAACTTCTTGGACTTTGTCAATATTTTTATGTTTTGAAAATTCTGTTATGATACGCAATGAAAGTCTATCAGAAATAGGGAGAGTTTCGTAATCTCCATATTCTGAAATTAAGACTCTAGTTATCCATAAATCACTAACCCCTACTATCTCTCTTATGTCTTTTTTGGCGTATCCTTGTTTATATAGGTCGCATATAGTAGCCTGTTGTTCCTTTGATAGTTTTATTCTCCTCTTTGCTACTTTGTGCATATGTTACCCCAATTTTGAACGGTTCATTTTTGATATGATAGAGGCTCTATAATTCTTATCAGTTGTAAACTGTGGGCTTCTCATTGCTTCTCTTAGCTCTGCTTCGCTTTTGAATACATCATTAGAGCTTGACATACGGCTAGTAAAAGGGTTAGTTATCATATTTTGAGATTGTGTAGCTGTGTATGACTCGTGTAATACCTTTGATAGTTTTGCGATTAAAAGGGGGTTAGTATCTCCTAGCTTTTGAATATCTTGTTTCTCTTGCTCTGAAAAGTTATCAGAATTGAAAAACTCATTAGTAAAGTTCAATACCTCTTGCTTATTTTCCCCTAAGTAATTTTGAGCTTCTAAGATTGCCAATTCCTTCGCCTGTTCTTTTGCTGTGCGTGTTGTCTCAATACTGCCTTTGATTATATCCACCATTTCAGAGGTGTACCCCAGTTTTTGGAACTCCTCATAATCTATTGGTAACTTATTATCTAGTTTCTCTGCTACCATCTCGCTTAGGCTTTTTTGTGGGTTTTGGGCTTTTAATAACTCTTCTTTAGTCTTTAAGAAGTCATTTTTATAATTAAATGCTTCTTGTTTTAGTTGGTCTATTTGTTGCTGTGCTTCTTTTAATTGGGCTTCCCATTCGTTGGGTTGTGGTGTGTTTGGTGTAGCAGGTGGCGTTAGTCCATCTTGTGGTGTTGGTGGGGTGTTTGGTGGTGTTTGATTGTTTGGTGGTGGAGTATCTCCACTTGGTGGGGTGTTTGGTGGTGTTTGATTATCTGCCATTTTTTATACTTCCTTATATAGTTTGTTTGCTTCGTCGTTTGATAAGCCTAATTCTATAGCTATCTCTTCGACTTCTTTACCTTGATTTTTTAACTGTCTTACCATGATATGGAGAGATTTTTTATCCATAAATTGGGCTTCGCTTCTATGCTTCGCCCCTCTGTTTTGATAAACCTCTTCACTATCTAATATTATTGTTTCACTCTTTGCCATATTATCCCCTATACAATTTTATTTTACAATTAAACTCACGGTCAACTTTTCGGCAACCGTTAGGCTCAAATTTTGTTTTATTTAGGGGTAGGGTAGTGCTACCACCTGAACCACTTATACCACCATCGTTAGGACATTGTAAGTTACCACCATATCGTGGAGATTGATATACCAATAGGCAACTATCTTTAATTGTTACTGCCATTTTTCAGCCCCTTTATTTATATTTGCTTTCTGTTCGTTCTCTTTGTTGTCTTTACTGTCCACTACATTAAAAGATTTCTCTTGCAATAATGTTTCCTCTTTTATTGATGGGGCTTGTTTGATTGGCTCTTGTGGTGTAATTTGGCGTGGATTTTGTCGCTCATAAAACTCTTTAGAGTCGGATACTATACCTGTATTTGCCATTGGTATATTTGTGTTTGGGGCTTTAATTGTTAAGCCCTTAATGACATTGATTAGCTCTTCTTTGGTCATCTTTTTTAATTGATTATCTGTGTATGTTTTATTCATTTTATTCCTTTATTGTTGGGGTTGCTGTGGGGGTTGTCCTGCCCCTGCGTTTGCCATTAACTGTTGGTTCACCTTTGTTTGCTCTTCTGCCTGTATTTCCTCCTCATCTTTTAGAATATCTCGTTTATCTATCCCTATAGTTTCACAATAGAGAGAAATAACTTTTTCTGTGCTTATCGCTTGGGTTACTGCTCCACTTTGATAAAGGAGTTCTAACGGTGCGATTTGTTGGAGTGCTTGGAATGTTTCAGCGTCTCTTAGTTGAGTTACTCCGTTCATAAATTCTACATTGACACCTTTTAATTCTTTTTCTATTTTTAGTTTGCTTAGTAAAAAATTAAAGGTTGGTTTTTGCAGGCTCTCGGATATGGTAATAAAAAACCCTCCGAATTTCTCCATCATTTCATTAATTAGCGTTTGTATCTCATAAGCTGTTTGTTGACCCTGCTTAACTACGCCTGTACCCCTTAAAAAAGATATGGATAGGTTTCTTTCTTTCTTGTCTAGTATTTGGTCTTGAAATTGGATATTCCTAAAATCTGCCCCACCATAAGGGGTTATATCGCCCTCATGTCCTACGATAAAATCGCCGTTTTTAGCATCCTGTATTTCCTTGATATTATCAGCCGTGTTAGATTGAGGGTTAACTAAGTGTAAAAGCTTTGAACCCTCGATTATGTTTTCGCTTAGTGCTTTTCTTTCTATGTCATAGGCTCTCAAATCTCCTATATATCTATAGGCATATCCGTAACTATAATTATATCCTGCCTCTTCATATAGTCGGATAGGGTAGAGGTTTAGTTTTTTAAATGCTATTTCCCTCTTTTGCTCCACTACTTCAATCTCTTCTAACCATTCGGTGACCTCTACTATATCATTTTCTTTTCTTCTGTATTGGATATAAAAATCATGATGATACTCTTTCTCTAGTCTGTAGTCCTGTTCATTGGTATAGCTTCCTAATTGCTCCAAATATTTTACATATACGCTTTTGTCATCAGGTAATACCACAATTTCTTTTTTGATTATTATTGTGTGCCAATCTCCTGTTTCTCTCCTAGCAATTACATACTCGTCTAGACTATACATATTTGGCTTATCCCCTGTAAAGTCTATCAAGGCGTTCCCACTAATTAGTAAGTGTTCCATTGCACCAATAAGAAAACCTCTTAATATTCCTTTGTTGGCTTCTTTGCCTATCTCTTTTTCTAATGAGATTAGTATATCTGTTATCTCATCTTCTTTTTTTTGGTCTTGTGGTGGGTTATCCACGCTTAGAGTAAAGAAGCGATAGCCAAAAGGGAAAACGGATTTTAAAAGTTTAGAGGATAGTGAGGCGATTAAATCAGCTCCTAGGGATTGGTGTCTTATGGGGTGACTACCTTGTGTTTTCGAGTCTCTTAGTATGTTAAAAGTGTATAGCTCTAACTCTTTAGTTATATCTATATATCTTTGTCGGTCTGTGGATAGGGCGTTATATTGGATATTCATTTTTTACCCTGTTCTTTTTGGATTAGCTCTTTTTGATATTGGACTATATAGCTAATTATATTTTGCTGTCCTTGTAAAAAAGATATATCTCGTTCTGTTATCAGTTGGTTAGTTGGGATTTTATCAGGGAACTTTTCTTTTAAAGTGTCGATAAGCTTTGTTAATTTTCGCATCACTAAAACCTTTTTTGCAAATTATATCACAAAAAAGGTTTTAGGTAAAGGAAGGGAAATGTTTAGTAAACCCTATTAGAATTATATCATGATGGGCTTAAAAATTTAGCTATCTTTCTTATTCTCTCTTTTTCTTCTTTTGATAAATCAATTTCTTTCTTACTTCTAAGGTCATAATATGCTTTTCTGTTCTCATCTTCATATATAACGGGTATGAAATGATGGACTGTAAAACCTAATCTATCCAAAGTCAACCCCTCTATATTTGTATTTTCTGTTCTGTATTTTTTATCTGAAAAAGTGGAGTTAAAAATTAAGCTATAGTACTTATTTGTTATAGTGGCTTGTAACTCGCCTTTTACCTCTTGTCCCAATAAGTATAGTTTTTTGGCTTCTTGGACTGATAAAAAAGAGAGGGTAGGGAACTCGTTTATAAAATCATAGTATTGATTTGTATATCCGAACTCTTTTTTATTTTGAATAAAACTTATAATACTTTTTAAATATGTATATAGGTCTTGGACTTCTACAATATCGCTAAACTTTTGATTGCTAGTTTCTCCAAAATCGTTAAATTCTTTTTTTAACTTGCCTACCTTTGGTAATATATCACACTCTAAACAATACTTGATTGCCTGTCGTGTGAATTCTCTCCCTGCTTTATCATTATCGCCTACAATTAAAGCCTCTTTAACCCCTAACCCTCTTAGTGTTTTAGCGTGGGTTTTAGTAAATTTCCCCATAGGGGCAAGTGATGGGGCGTATCGGTTAGCTTTTATAGCATCAATTTGTCCCTCTACTATTATTATTTTTTTTCTATTTTTTTTATTTAGAAAAACATTTAAGCCAAAGAAGCTTTGGGATTTGTTAAATAATCTACTCTCTGCACTATTGAAATATTTCGGCTGCTTAGGGTCTAAGCTTCTCCCACTCCATGCGATTATTTTCCCCTCTATGTTCATAATAGGGAACATAACACGATTTGAGAAGATAGGGGCGAATTGACCCCTTTTATCTTTTCTAAATGCTATCATTTGGTTACCTCTATAGTCTCTTAATTTGTTTTTTTCTTCTAAAAAATCCCCTGCAAAGCCTATTTGGTATTCTTCTATCTCTTGTGGGGTTATCCCTCTTTGGTTTATGAGGTAATTGTAAAATTTGTGATTTGTTGGGGCTGTGTATTTTAAGTACATTTTTTGTATCCTTTAAAAGTTATGTAATGTAATAATAGCATAGGTATAATTATTCTTTGCTTATAAAAAAGGAAACTTATAATTTATATTTATTTTGATTTGATAGAGGAGTGTATAAGATGTTGATATTTAGGGGTTAAGGTAGCAGGGGTTTAAACCTGCTTAATGTTTTATGTGGTAATTACTTACTTAAAAAGTTTATATAACTCTTGATATAGGTCAAGGGCTTTTGCTTTTTACGGCGTTTGAGTTTGTTTATTACTCTTCCTATGTGGGCGTTAGGGTTGGTATTTATGAGATTAAAGGCTAAATCTATTGCTTCCTTATCGTACTCTAACAAATGGGCTATTTGTTTATTGGCGTGTGGTATGGTTCGTAAAAAGCCTTGTACTCTGTTTTCTACTAGCTTTTTACTGGCAGGGCTAACCCCTCGTTTTTTGAGGTTTAGCACATATTCTAATTGTTGCTCTGAACCAAACACGGCTAATTGTTTTAATTCCTCTTCTGATAGAGTGATATTTACTTTTAATTCCTTTTGTAATCTCTCGCCACTTGCTCTAATAAGGATTAGTTCTCGTGGTAATACCTGCTCTACTGTTTTTATAAAAGTGTTACACTCTGGGCAATGTGCGTTGATGTCTTGTCCGTTTAGTCTTTTTGTATAGCTTTTGCCTACCCAATGACATTTTGGACACTCTAAAACTTTATTGTTTGGCTTCTCGTCCTCTTCTCCACACTCTACGCATTTAGATATAACTAAACCTGCTTTAAATATGGTTTCAAATTCAGTTGAACCACAAGGGCATTTTTTAGGAGTTCGTTTCTTTTTCTCTTTTTGTTCTTCCTCTTCTTTTGGTTTGAACTCTTCGGGGTGTCCGTGTTCTTCTAGCGTGTTAAAAATGTCTATGAATATACATTTGTCTTTGCGTGGGTCAACTCTCGCCCCTCTTCCGTATGTTTGAATATAATCGTTTATAGAGCCTAATTTGGTGGCTAATACTATGTTGCCTAAGTGTTTTATATCCACGCCCGTTTTAAGCATGTTTACGGCTACTAGCATGTCTAGTTTACCTTTTTTAAGAGCTTCTATTAGTTCGGTTTGGCTCTCCCCTTCCATTTTGGAGTGAATAGCACGAACTCGAAAACCCTCCTCTTTGTACTGTTTTGTTAGCTCATCGGCAAACTCTATATTTTGGGCGACTACTACAGTAGGTAAGGCACGGTTGATTTTTTGAAGTGAGGTATTAACTATGTCTATACCACTATCTTTTATTGCTTTAGTTAGTTCCTTATCGTTAAAATCACCCTCTTTATTTCTTTTAATACCTTTTGTTTCCAAAGTATTAGTAACATGATAATCTATAGGGCAAAGATAATTGCGTTCTCTCATGTACTGCCAATCATATTTTGTACCAAGTATAAATTTATCTGCGTATGATAGATAAGTTCCTTTTTTACTGTCGTATGGTGTAGCAGATAATAAAATGACTCTTTGGTGTGATGCTAGGTTATCTAAGATTTTTTGCACTTTCGGTTTTTGTAAATGTGCTTCATCTATAACAATCCAATCAAATTGTTTTAAGTTGAATTTATTTGTATTGATACCTCTATTTATTACGGTATGAATAGTTGCTATAACTATTCTTTTGTGTAGGTCTTTGCTGATGCTACCTTGTAATATTCCCACATGGTGGCTTTGTTCTTGTGCTGTTTGGTGTGTTAGGTTAATTTGTGGGGTTGTGAATAGGAATTTTTTATCCTGCATGTGGATTAATGAGAGCAGGTAAAAAAATAAAGTTTTCCCACCACCTGTTATTAGTTTGATGGTTATTATCTTTTCATTAGTATTTATAGTGTCCTCTATAAGCTCGGCTTGGTGGTCGCGTGGTATAATCTCTAGTATTGAGTTCATTTTTTTTTATCCTTTTGTAATTTTTAAATGTTTTATAAGGGGGGATAGGATAAAGTTTCAAGTATCCACAATTAAAACTTACTCCTGTCTCCCCTTTTCTTTTGAATGTTTTGTATCCTTAAAATATAGGGGGGCGAGGTTTTTAAATCTCCTCTACAATTTTTCTAATCTCCCCATCAAACCCCATTAAATCAAATATTTGATTGTAAAAGAATTCTAATCCTCTTCTAGTTTGTAAAGTATTATCTCCATTTCTGCCATGTTCTATATATATTCTGTGCATATCTTTATTCTTAATCAGATTGTTTCTTTGGTTCTCAAAGATTGATTTTAAGTCATTTTTGACCATTTTTTTAAACATTGTTATAAGGGTAATTTCATCAATATCATGTATCTCTTTTTTTAATGCCTCATTTGGCTCTATTTGTGTATTTAAAAGATAAGATATTAATTGTTCACTAAGAGGGGTTTGAACCTTAGGGGCTTTTTGGTTGCTTTTTGGCTCTATACCCTCTATTTCTTGGGCTTCATTAGGGGTTGAATCTATAAGGTGGTTTACCTCTTTTCCTGCTCTATCTGCTAACTCTCCATACTCTAATATATAATTGATTTCTCTCATACACTTTAAAGCTATTGCTCTAGTGGGGATACTATCTATTGTAAAAGTTTTAGAGATGTTTAGCTTTTCTTTTAGTTTGTTCGTAGTGGCACGGTTAAGAAGTTTTGAGAGTTTGCTATACTCATTTTTTATTTCTTTCATTTGAGGGGCTTTTATCATCAAATTATTTTCATTTATTGGGTTAAGTTCTTTGTTTAGAATCTCCTCTATTAAGTACGCTTTTTTATCAGCCTTTTCAATGGTTGGTATCAATCTATCTATGAAAATATCTTTAGGATTAATAGTATAATCTTTAGTATCTTGCTCTATTTCTTTATTCTGTTCAATCTCTTTTCTAAGCATACTTGGGGCTGTTTCAACTTTTGGCTCTTCCTGCTCGGTCGGTACTTCATCTTCTTTTAGTAAATCTATTAGTTCATTTAAGCTTTTTGGCTCTCCTGTTTCTTCTGCCTCCACTGTTTCTAGTGGTGGGAATATCTCATTTATTTCTAGCTCATCGCTTGGCTCTTCATCAAATGGGTTTGTTAGCTCTTCATGTTCATTATCTAATGCTTGTAAGGCTTCATCACTAAAAGGGTTATAGCTTGGTTCAATACTTACATTGTCCTCTTCTAATATCGCATTAAATGGAGTTTCAGGAGCTTCAATAACTGTTTCCACACTTGGGATAATTAAAGCTTCTGCTTTTGTTTCAGGGGTATTTACATCTGTATTAAGTCCTAAAATCTTTTGAATTTCTCTAAACTCTTTTAAGTCTTGTTCCTGTTGTTCAATAATAGCTTTTAGTCTATCTATCTCTTTTGTTTGTGTCTCTGTTGTGTTCATTAAGTTAATAACCTTATTAAGTGTTTTCATTGGTTTTATTTCCTCTTTTTCTGCTTCCTCTGTGTTCATTTCGTTTGACTCGTTTGTTAGTCTCTCGTGTTCTTCCTTGTCATTTGCTTCTTGAAATGTTGGAGTTTCTAATAAAGCAGGTTGACCCATTTTTTCAGTTTCTGCATTTAGTTGTGATACCAATCTATCAGTAGCAGATTCTAGGCTCTCGCCTCTTTTTATGTTTATAGTTCTGAAATCAAATCCGTTTTCTAATTCTACGCCGAAAGTTAATCTTATGTATTCCATTTTGTACCCTTTATATTTATTTGTTGTAATGTAATTATATCATATGATAATTTAAGAGAAGCTTTAAAAGTAGAAAAAAATCTACTTTTTTAATAATTTATTTTGGGCTTGTAAAAGAGAGAGTATATAATTTTTATATTGTTTAAGAGACTTTTCTAAGTTCAGAATAAACTTTTTATCCTTTACCACATCAACAATGATAAGCCCATGATTTGGGTAGTGGGCTATTAATTTAACCAAGTCTAAACCCATTATGTATAATTGTAATTGGGTTTGAGTGTGGTATCTTCTAGCTAAAGATTTGGGGTCATTTGCATACCCTAAAAATGTTGATAACTTAGGGTTTTTGATTTCTATCAAGTAATGTTCCTGTAATGTACTAATACACTCTCTATCAACTGATACCCCTGTTAGTAAAGCAGGATTATACATAAATCCACGCTCTATTATTGTATCTTGGGGGAAAAGTTTTTTATATTCTGCCACTGCTACGCCCTCTAATTTGTTTCCACGCTCCATAAGAGGGGTTTTAAAGTCCTCTTTGAAGTCTGTGAAGTCTATTTCTTTTTTAAGGGCTTCGTTACTGGTGTGCTTATAGATTAGTTCAACTGCTTTTTTGTTGGCGTAATCTTTCCATGTGCTTTTTAATTCGCCGTTTTGTTTTAGTGGGTTATCGCTCCCACTCATGAAGCCTAAACGAGCATTTAACCATGCCTTAGAACCTTGTGGATTCAAATCCTCAATGATATTATTTTTCATCTTTTACCCCTTGTTTTGCCTTATACTCTTTTGTTTTGGCTTTTATAGTGCTTGTTGCACTGTCTAGCTGTTCAGGGGTTA